CAAGACTTCTACTATCACTTTGAACAAAGTTGATGGTGCTAATACATTACCTCATCAAGCACAGTGCATCATATCCGCACTTGCTACTGCTGATAATAACAGCTTAACTGTTGAGGACTTAATTGGAACTGACGCATCTGGTCTTAACTCCGCACTTGACAAAGTTGCTGAGTTCAACACAGTCCAGACTCCAGCAAAGATATGGCAGTTCTACAAGAACAGGCTAATCAAGTCTGAGTTCATCACAGTCGAGTAATCTCGACTGACTGAGCCCACTGCTCCCTCAGTGGGCTTTTCTTTTCCTCTCCCATTCTCTTGCTCTCTGGTCTCTACTCCCTTGTTCTGCACGCTCACAGACTCCCCATACCCCCCTTTTTCGTGTGCTCGCGGGTCCCACCCGCCCGCCCCTGGACTTGCGTCCGCTTTTGCAAGTAGTTTTCAAATAAGTCCCCAGTGAAAAAAATTTTGCGAAAAAAATTTTTGCGTTTATACTTTTGGTATGGGATTTAAGTTAAGCATGATTCTAGGAGTCCTATTGGTAGCTTCTTTGGCAGGTTCGAAGTACCTTTTCGACCAATTATCGCAGTCTAAGGCGAATCAAGTGATATTAGAAAGTAAAATCACCGAGCAAAACGAATCTATAAAACAATACCTAGCTAAACAACAACAACTATCCGCGGACCTCGGAAAGTTGGAAGCTCAAAAACAAGACGCACTCCGTGAAGTCAATAAACTTAAAAACACATTTGCTAAACACGATTTAGATAACCTTGCGTTAAACAAACCTGGACTAATAGAAAAAATCGTTAATAAAGGCAGCAAACAAGTCATGAATGACTTAGTAGAGCTAACTTCGGTCCAGAAGGAAACAACTAATGAAAATCAATAAGTCCTACCATTTAGTTTTACTAAGCTCATTCTTCTTTTTAACAGGCTGTTCTACATTAGGAGTTATGAGCGATTTGTTACCTAGCAAACCTGTAGAGGTAAATACGGTTGCGTTACCTGCACCTATGTACCATCCACCGCTGCCATTAGAAATACAAGCCGTTAATGTTGAATGGAAAGTTCTTACACCAGAAATCATGGAAGAATACCTAAAGTTAGTACAAGAAGGTAAAGCTCCCGCCGTTGCGTATTATGCGTTGACTACGCCTCAGTATGAGAACTTATCGATGAACATGGCGGAAATAAAAAGATATACACGAGATATTTTATCTATTGTTGAGTATTACAGGGAATACGATAAAGATGACGAATAAACAATGGCATGGCGGCAAAGGTAGTAGACAACGACCCACGGACCGCGAAAAGTTCAACGCTAACTTCGAAAGAATATTCAAAGACCGTAAGGCTAAAGAAAAACAATCCGCGAACCAAGAACTCCACTCATAACTTTTTCTCCTTTACTTTATTTTAGCCTTTTGCTTTGCAAATAGCCTAGAGTTAGCATATACTTAGCCTATGGCTGAACCTACAGGCACAATAGCACCTTACGAACCATCACCGTTGGAAAAACAACAACAAGCTATTGCTAACTTTCTATTAGATAAAGGAGTTATTTCAGATAACTACCGTGCACAACGTTTAGCGGAAAACATGACGTTTTTATCTGAATTTATTCCAGGATTCGGTGACGTACAGGGTGTACGTGAAGGTAAGTTTATGATGGACGAAGGCAGTCCTATGATGGGCGGCTTAATGATGGGTGCGAGTATGTTGCCTTTTGTTCCAGGCTCACCACTTATGCGTAAGGCAGAAAAGTTGCAAGCAGAAATAAAACAAGCTAGGTTTGACCAACAACGTGAACTGCGAAACATGGGCTCTGGAGATGGTGACGCGGCATTTAATGCTTCAGAACGGTTCAGGAAAAAAGCGGACAAAAAGGAAAAACAACTAAACGATATGATAGCTAAAGAAAAAGCTACACCAAATTTAGAACCGACAACTTCACCTAAAACATTACCTAAAGCAGTACAAGGCGAACTTAATTTACAACCTAAACAAGATTTATTATTTCACGGCAGTCAAACAACAGGATTAAAAAACCTAGAACTTCCTACAGGACAAAAACAATCTAGAGGAGGTATTTATTCGTTAGTGAACCCTAAAGACCCTAGATTTACAAGATACGTAGAAGGATTACCTAGTAAAGGTAGTCCAGGCTCTGGATATGTTTTACAACCTAGATTTGAAAAAGAACTTGATGTAAACAATATTCCTGAAGATATGTTACAAAAACTAACTAATCTAGAAATGTATCGTGGACGCCCTAGTAGACTAGGTTCAGAAAAACTAGATTTCGATATAAATCAAGTTTTACGTGGTGAACAGTTTATGCGTAGTAAAACACCTATGAATATAGATAAAGATTTCGCAGATGTTTTTACTAAAGAAGGTTATGACGCTTTACGTTTTCCTCCGAGAGCTATGAAAGGTGAAGGAGAAACTGTTGTTGCTTTAGACCCTAGTAAACTAGATATTGTAGACGAAATACCTTTTGACCAACTTGATGATTACATAAGAACGTTATTAAATGACTAGTAACGCTGATAAGCTAAAAGCTTTAAGAAATATAGACCTTGCGTATCTTAGCAAAGCAGAAGCTAAAGAGTTTACTGTTTTATTAGAAGAACTAGAAAAACGTGAGTTTCAAGAAAAAGCTACAAGTACCTTTATGGATTTTGTAAAATCTATATGGTCTGAATTTATTAACGGCGACCATCACGTAAAAATGGCTAAAGCTTTTGATGATATAGCTAGTGGCAAATTAAAACGTTTAATTATCAATATGCCGCCTAGACATACAAAGTCTGAGTTTGCATCGCATTTATTTCCTGCGTACCTTTTAGGTAAAAACCCTAAGTTAAAAATTATAGAAGCAACCCACACCGCTGACCTTGCAGTTAATTTTGGTAGGAAAGTTAGGGATTTAATTGACGGCGACGATTACAAAGAATTATTTCCTGAAACAGAACTAAAAGCGGATAGCCGTTCTGCTGGTAAATGGCTTACTAATAAAGGCGGTGAGTATTACGCAGCAGGTATCGGAGGTGCGTTAGCGGGTAGAGGTGCAGATTTGTTTATTATTGACGACCCACATTCTGAACAAGACGCTATGTCAGACAAAGCGTTAGAAGAAGCTTACGAATGGTTTATGGCAGGACCTCGTCAGAGGCTACAGCCTGGAGGTGCAATCGTTATAGTTATGACCCGTTGGAATAAAAAAGACCTAACAGGTAGATTAACTAGAAAAATGGCACAAGACGAAGGTTCAGACCAGTGGGAAATTATAGAATTTCCTGCAATTTTACCTAGCGGAAAACCTTTATGGAAAGAATTTTGGAAGTTAGAAGAACTTGAAAGTATAAAAGCTTCGGTAAGTCCGTCTAAATGGGCGGCACAGTACATGCAAAGACCTACAGGTGAGGGTATTTCTATTATTCCTAAAGACTGGTTTAATGTTTGGGACGAAAATACACCACCAAAATGCGATTATATTATACAAAGTTACGATACAGCATTTTTAAAATCAGAAAGAGCTGACTTTACGGCTATAACAACATGGGGCGTTTGGTACCCAGAAGGAAAAATAGGTGACGAAGTATATCACGGTAACGAAGCCCACTTAATTTTGATAGATTGTATCAAAGAAAGGTTTGATTTTCCTGAATTAAAACAAGAAGCATTACGTTTATACGAATATTGGGTACCTGATACAGTAATTATTGAAGCAAAAGCTAGTGGTATACCTTTAGTGCAAGAATTACGTAGAGCAGGTATACCTGTAAATACTTTTAGTCCAGGAAAAGGTCAAGATAAAATCGCTAGATTAAATTCTGTATCACCAATTTTCCAAGACGGACGCGTTTGGGTGCCTGATAATAGGTTTGGCGAAGAACTTATGGAAGAAGTTTCTGATTTTCCTGGTGGTGAAAACGATGACCTCGTTGATGCTACAACATTGGCGTTGGCAAGGTTTAGAGAAGGTGGCTTCTTACAATTAACTAGTGATTATTTCGAGGAAGAAAGTTATTATGAAGGCGAAAGGGTTTATTATTAATCAAAATCATACTATGATTTATCAACATGGCTATTGAAAAACAAGCAATTTCCGCAGTACCTGATAATTCTGAAGCTATAGAGCTTGAAATCATGGCACAGCCCGAAGAAGAAACTGAACTTTTTGTACAACCAGACGGTTCAATAGTTCGAGGCAGCGATATGCCCGAAGAAAACTTTTCAAAGTTCGGAGAAAACTTAGCGGACAGTTTAGACGAGCGTGAATTAAATACTATAGCCACAGAATTAGTCAGTTCTTTTGAAGACGATTTAGATTCTAGAAACGATTGGTTTCAAACCTATACAGAAGGACTAGATTTATTAGGAATAAATTCAACTTCTAGGTCACAACCTTTTGTTGGTGCTTCAGGAGTACACCACCCAATACTTGCAGAAGCAGTAACACAGTTCCAAGCCCAAGCTTATAAAGAATTATTACCTGCTGGAGGACCAGTAGATACAGAAGTTTTAGGAATGGCGGATAACGCTAAGATGGAAAAAGCAAATCGTGTCAAAAACTTCATGAATTATCAAATAACGTATAAAATGGAAGAATATGACCCAGAAATGGACCAACTTTTATTTTATTTACCGTTATCAGGCTCAGCATTTAAAAAAGTTTACTACGACCCTGCTGTTGGTAGAGCTGTAGCACGTTTTGTAAAAGCAGAAGATTTAGTAGTTCCGTATTATGCGGTAGATTTATTAACTTCTCCTAGAATTACCCACGTAATTCACATGAACGAAAACGAATTACGTAAATTACAGCTATCAGGTTTTTATAAAGACATGGATATGTCGGCTCCAGGAAGTTCTATAGACAATACTGAAGTAGATGACAAGATAGATGAGCTACAAGGACTAACTAGAACAGTAAATGACGAAGAATACACGCTTTTAGAGATGCATGTAGACTTAGATTTAGAAGGATATCAAGATACAGACGAAAATGGCGAAGAAACAGGCTTAGCACTGCCGTATATCGTTACTATTTGCAAAGATAACAATAAAATTCTAGCAATTAGAGAAAATTATCAAGAAAAAGACCCTATGAAGAAGAAAATTGAGTATTTTACTCATTATAAGTTTCTTCCAGGACTAGGTTTCTACGGATTCGGCTTAATTCACATGATGGGCGGACTAACTAAGTCAGTTACCGCGATTTTACGCCAATTAATAGACGCAGGAACGCTTTCTAACCTTCCTGCAGGATTTAAATCACGTGGATTGAATATTCAACGACATGACGACCCACTACAGCCTGGAGAATGGCGAGATGTGGATGCTCCAGGAGGAAGATTACAAGATTCTTTCCTTCCGCTACCTTATAAAGAGCCAAGCGGTACTTTAGCTACGTTATTAGGAGCATTAGTAGATTCAGGTAAAAGATTTGCAGCTACTGTAGAAAATCCGACAGGTGACGGTAATTCTGAGGCACCTGTAGGTACAACAGTAGCACTTATGGAAAAAGGACAAAGAGTTATGTCTGCTATCCATAAAAGATTACATTATGCACAAAGATGTGAGTTTAAAATTCTAAAAAGAGTATTTGGCGAGTTTTTACCACCAGAATACCCATATCAAGTACAAGGTGCGTCAGAAAGCGTATTTAAGCAAGATTTCGATAATTCAGTAGATGTTATTCCTGTTAGTGACCCTAATATCTTTAGTATGACGCAAAGAATAACGTTAGCCCAAGCACAACTACAAATGGCACAAGCGGCACCTGATTTACATGATTTAAGAGAATCTTACAGAAAAATGTATATAGCGTTAAATATTAAAGATATTGATGCGTTATTACCGCCAGAGGAAGAAGTACCTGCAAGAGACCCAATAAGCGAACAACAAGCCGCGATGACAGGTAATCCTATAAAAGCGTACCCTTTCCAAAACCACGAAGCTTATATTGCTTCACATAGTGCGTTTATGCAAAACCCTATGATTCAACAAAACCCTATTGCAATGCAGGCTATAGGTGCTAATATTCAAGAGCACCAGTCTATGTTGTACAGACAGCAAATAGAACAAGCAATGGGTCAACCGTTACCGCCTATGGAAGACGGTCAAATGCCGCCAGAAGTTATGAACCAAATTGCTATGATGGCAGCACAAGCTACACAACAAGTTACAGGTCAAGCACAGGCTATGGCACAGGCACAAGCCGCAGCACAACAAAACCCACAAATGGAAATGTTCCAGCAACAGCTACAGCTTGAAAAAGAACAATTAATGCAAAAAGCAGAAGATGATGCAAGAGACGCACAACTTGCTGCAATGAAAGCAGAACTAGATGCACAGATTAAGCGTGAGAAGATAGAAGCGGATTTAAGAGTACAAGATACTAAATCTGCTATAGAATTGCAAGAATTAGAACTAAAAGCAAAAGCTGACGCTGATAAGAACTATAATGAACTAGTAAAAACAGTTCGTGAAAGTAGAAAAACAAACGGAGAATAATATGCATAGAAACAGAGATTACCCGTCGCCTTCTAAAAAGGCAAACAGACCTGCACCTAGTGAACCTAAAATAGTAGACAACACTAAAACGCAATCTGTTACTGCTGGTGAAGTAAATACAGACGCAAAAGGCAACGTTGTTGGTAAAGAGTCAAAAGTAAAGGCTGCTTACGGACAAACTAAAGGACTTCTTTGGTATAACTACATTAAATAAATGGATTATATCTTAGCTACGGAGCATTTGCTTCGTAAATATCGTGAGAGAAAAGAAGCTCTTACGCAAACTCTCGCATCTGGAAGTATTGAAGATTTCGAACAATACCAAAGGATAGTCGGGGAAATAGCAGGTTTGAGTTTCGCTGAACAGGAAATTCAAACTTTACATTCTAATATGGAGGATGCACATGACTAGTAAAGTCGAAACACAAAAAGAAACTGTTCCAGATAGGGTCATGAATTTCGGAAGTAATAACGCAAAAGCCCCAGAAGCGGCTGATGAAGGTATTACTCCTGATAATTTAGAGGCTCATGCGGAATCGTTACCTCGTCCTACGGGGTATCGTATTTTAATATTACCTTTTGCACCTGCTTCGGTAACGAAGGGTGGCATACATATAGCTAAACAAACTGTTGATAAGGAAAGGTTAGCAACTGTTGTTGGTTATGTAGTTGCTATGGGACCAGACGCCTATAGCGACACATTCAAGTTTCCTGAAGGAGCTTGGTGTAAAGAAGGTGATTGGGTTATTTTCGGTAGATATGCTGGAGCTCGTTTTCAGATAGAAGGTGGCGATATGCGTCTTCTAAATGACGATGAGATACTAGCTACTATAGATGACCCAGAAGCAATTTTATCATAACAATCTTGAGGAGGACTCATGCAAAACGAAGCAGAAAAAATAGAATTAGAACTTCCAGAAGGGGAAGTTGACGTAAGAGAAGCAGATGTTGATAATTCAATTAAAGATGAAATAGTTGAAGAAGCACCTGTAGAAGAACAAGAAGCTCAACCAAAAGACGAGCTAGACCAAATTAGTGATTCAGTACAAAAACGTATTGATAAGCTAACTTATAAAATGCGAGAAGCAGAAAGACAGCGAGATGAAGCTGTTACTTATGCTCAAAGCGTAAATCAAACAGCTACACAGTTAAAAGAAAAGTTAAAGAATTCTGATTCTTCCCTTTTCAAAGAGTACGACAATAGAGTACAATCTGAAATAGCAAGAGCCAAAATCGTTTTGCGAGAGGCTCAGGACGCAGGAGACGGAGAAGCAGTTGCTGATGCAACTGAAAAACTTTCTAGAGTTAGTGCAGAAGCTGAAAATCTTAGAAGATTAGCAGCACAGCAAAAAGTTAGAGAGCAAAGTCAAGAACAAGAAGTTCCTGCAGAATCATATCAGCCTACACTACAACCACAGGCTGCTGGACCTGACCCTAAGGCAGAGGAATGGGCTAAAAAGAATACATGGTTCGGAGATGACCAAGCAATGACATTTGCAGCATTTGGAATACATAAAGAATTAGTAGAGGGCGGAGTAGACCCAACTTCTGATACGTATTACAGCGAAGTAGATAGACGTATGGCTGAAACATTCCCACACAAGTTTTCTAATGAGCAATCTGCACCCGTGCAACAGGTTGCCGCCTCTAGCAGAGGTGCTAGTGGTAAAAAATCATCACGCAAAATAAAATTGACACCAAGTCAGGTAGCAATAGCTAAAAGACTTAACGTGCCATTAGAAGAATATGCTAAGCATATCGAAGGAGTATAAAAATGACTGAAGAAAATAAAACAACAGAAGTCAGAACTGACCGTAACTCACGGTCTGCAGAGACACGAGCCTCTCAAACTCGCAGAACGCCTTGGAAACCCCCGTCAATGTTAGACGCACCAGAAGCACCTCCTGGATATCAATTCAGGTGGATTCGTGAAGCTACTAGAGGACAAGATGATAAATCTAATATGTCTAAACGTATTAGAGAAGGATATGAGCCTGTGAGAGCAGAAGATTATCCTGATTTCGAAGCCCCTACCATAGATAGTGGAAGCAACACGGGAGTCATTGGGGTTGGAGGTTTAATCCTCGCTAAAGTACCAGTTGAAACCGCACAAGAACGTACACAGTATTTTCAAAACCAAGCAAAATCTGCTATGGACGGTGTAGACCAGAACTATATGCGAGAAAGCGATGCTAGAATGCCTATAAAAGATAGTGATATCCAAAGGACTTCTAAAGTCGCGTTTGGCAGTAAACCTGCCAACAAAGGAGATTAATAATAACAATGTATATAATCAAAGGAGATTATCATGGCTAATACAAATAAACCTGATGGTTTTACTCCTGCGTATCACATGTACGGTGGTGTTATTCGTCCTGCAAAAATGAGAATCGCTAGTGGTTACGGAACCGCTATTTATAGTGGTGATGTGGTTACTCTTTCTAGTGGTTACGTTCAACAAGCAGGTGCGACTGATACCCCTGTAGGTGTATTCTACGGAGTATTCTATACAGCTACTGATGGGACACCAACTTTTTCTAAAGTATGGTCAGCATCAACAGCTACCCAAGGGAGTGCCGATGCAGAAGCTCTAGTTTACAATGACCCAGGAATTGTTTACGAAGCTCAATTTACAGCTGGAACACCAGCAGTAAGCTTTATCGGTAACAAATACACTCTTTCTACAACTGCTGGTTCTTCGAACAACGGTAGGTCTAAAGAGGGTGTGACTGCAACAACATCAAGTGGTGTGGCGTTATGTGTTGGATTCGCTTCGCAACCAAGCAATGAAATAGGTGCTTATGCGAGAGGATTATTCACATTCCCTACTAACACATTTGCTGTATAATCTAAGGAGAATAAATAATGGCAATTAATAGAGCCCAACTAGTCAAAGAACTAGTACCAGGACTCCATGCTCTCTTTGGATTAGAGTATGAGAGATATAATAACGAACACGAAGACATCTTCGACACCGAAAGTTCTGAAAGAGCGTTCGAGGAAGAAGTAATGTTAAGTGGGTTTGGTGAAGCACCGACTAAGGGAGAAGGAGCAGCAGTCGTTTACGATACAGCTCAAGAATCTTGGACATCACGTTTCACACACGAAACTGTAGCATTAGCATTTGCGTTGACAGAAGAAGCTATCGAAGATAACCTCTACGATACTCTTTCTTCAAGATACACAAGAGCTTTAGCTAGGTCAATGCAAACAACTAAACAAGTGAAAGCAGCTAACGTATTAAACAATGCGTTTAGTTCTTCATATGTTGGTGGAGACGGGAAAGAGCTTTGTGCTACAGACCATCCTACTGTTGCTAATGTTGACTTAAGAAACGAACTAGCTACTGCGGCTGACTTAAATGAGACTTCTCTTGAACAAGCGTTGATTGACATCGCTGATTTCAAAGATGAAAGAAATCTTAAAGTTAATGCACAGGCGAAAAAATTAATTATTCCGCCTGCTTTACAATTCGTAGCAGATAGACTGATGGAAACTCCTGGAAGAGTTGGTACTTCAGATAACGATATTAATGCAATTAGAAATATGGGAATGGTCTCAGAAGGCT